AAATGAAAAATTTAATCAATTAATTTTAACAACACAAACTCTTCAAGCTGAAATTCAAGAATTGAAATCAGCCAATAATACTGTCCCTTAAAAAATTGCAATAATAGTGCAATAATTTAGGAGATATGAAAAAAGTCATACATAATGATATTTTTGTTCTACTTTTCAAAAAAGTAGAGCAAAAACAACCTTTCTACTTTTCAAAAAAGTAGAGCAAAAACAACCTTTCTACTTTTCAAAAAAGTAGAGCAAAACAACCTTTCTACTTTTCAAAAAAGTAGAGCAAAAACAACCTTTCTACTTTTCAAAAAATGTTTGGCTCCACCTTTTCTAAAGGTGGAAAAAGGTGGAATTAGTATTTAAAATTATAATAATCGCTTTTAGCAGTTCTAGTTTGATAAGAATATGCTGGGTTTTGCGGCGTTGGCGCAGCAATTGTAACTGGATGATATCTTAGATTTTCTGGTTTTAATACAAAAGCATAACCTCCTTCATCAAAAAAAATCGCATTTTCTTTCAAAAAGTTGTCTACATGTTGATATCGCATAGCCACCATTTGACATCCTGCTGCTCTACATAAAATACCGCTTGGATTACTTGGATTTGCACCAACATCCGGATAGACAATCGTCATACATCTTTGATTAAACTGTTCTAATTCATTAATGTCAGGCGTATTTTTAACATCGTAATAAGATAAAGCCCGCATAAACACTGAATTACTTGTCATATTCACGTATTCCATAAAATCTTTATTTTCCAAATACGAATTGTTTGATTTATCAACAATCAAAATAACTTTATTCATAAAAGATGTCAACGGCTGTGATGCTATATTTTTACCATTATTTTCGTAACTGTAATTCTTACCAAGCATGATTGTATCATAAGATTTAAATATTTTTGCCAAATTATTATATATAGCTTGTTCATTACTTTTAATTCTTAAATGAATAATTAAAGGATCTGTAGGATTTGGAACAGTCCCTCCAGAAAATGCATAATTACTTATTACACTCATTACTTCACTGAAATTAACGCTATTAAATGTCTCTTTCACATAATAATTTTTAGAATTATAACTACTAGTTGATACAACTGGTACATTATTAACGTTATAAATTTCAAAATCTAAACAACGTACTCCTTGTTTAAGAATACTTTTCAATATGCAAACATCTACGTAATCATTTTGATAACTTCCGCCACTACAGGCATTGAAAGCGGTTTTAATGTAATAATCATACAAATTTCCGCTGCAATCGCTTATGTTCGGTGAAATCGCTTTTATGTATCCATCTATTGAAGGATACAGCATATTCAAATAATTACATTCTTTAGATCCAAGTCTATTTAAGTAAATCATATAGGAGATATAGGAAATTACTATAATTAATATAAGTGCTAAAATTATATAAGAAGCAAAATCTTCGTTCATATTATATATAGTATTTAAGTTCAAATTTTGATTTGACATACTTAATATAATATATTATTTAAAAATAAATAAATATATATATTAATTACTAATAATATTATATTATGGCAGGTGGATTATTAAATTTAGTATCAAGTGGACAACAAAACGTAATATTAAATGGTAATCCTTCAAAAACTTTTTGGAAAGCTGCTTATTTAAAGTATACTAATTTTGGTATGCAAAAATTTAGAATAGATTTTGAAGGAAGCACAACCTTGCGATTGGCAGAATCATCTACATTTCAATTTAAAGTTCCAAGATATGCTGATTTATTAATGGATACATACATAGTTTTAGATTTACCATCTATATGGAGTCCAATTTTACCTCCTCAAGAAATTATTAATCCTGATGGAACAATATCATACACTGATTGGGCTCCCTATGAATTCAAATGGATTGATTATATTGGAGCAATGATGATTGAAAATATAACAATTAATTGCGGCAATCAAAAATTACAGGAATATTCCGGCTCTTACATATTAAATATGTCGCGTAGAGATTTTAGTGCTGAAAAATTGAAATTGTTTTATGAAATGATTGGGCACGTCCCTGATTTAGTAGATCCTGCAAGTGCAAACAGTCGTGTAAATTCGTATCCTAGTACTTATTATACGGAAAATATTGCTGGTGCGGAGCCATCTATAAGAGGAAGACAACTTTATATTCCTTTAAACTCATGGTTCACATTAAAAACACAAATGGCGTTTCCTTTGGTATCGTTACAATATAATGAATTACAAATTTACGTAACAATTAGACCTATTAATGAATTATTCAAAATTAGAGATGTCTTTGATTCAGTAAACAACTTCCCCTATGTGGCTCCCAATTTTAATCAATATCAAAACCAAATGTATAGGTTTTTACAAACGCCGCCTGACATAGAATTAGGTATTAATTCTTATTTAGATCAACGTTCCGTATGGTTTCCAAATATACATTTAATGTCAACATATTGTTTTCTCTCAAATGATGAATCGCGCATATTTGCAAAAAATGAACAAAAGTATGTATTTAAACAAGTCAATGAAAAAGTGTTCTATAACGTTACAGGACCGAATAAAGTGGATTTGGATTCACTTGGTTTGATTTCAAGTTGGATGTTTTATTTTCAAAGAAGTGATGTAAATCTACGCAATGAATGGACAAATTATACTAATTGGCCATATAATTATCTACCATCGGATGTCAATCCTGCACCGACTTATGGGAATTATACTTTGAGTGATGGTACAACAATCGGTCCCGGTGTTAACCCTGACGGACGTTTAACTGGTTACATGACTTCAGGAACTTTTACGATGCAAAATATAAAACAAATATTAATTGGTATGGGTATTTTATTAGATGGGCAATATAGAGAAAATATTTTGGATGCTGGTGTATTTAATTATATAGAGAAATATACTAGAACCACTGGCGCTGCTCCCGAAGGGTTGTATTGTTATAATTTCTGTTTAAACACGTCGCCGTTTGATCTTCAACCCTCTGGTGCTATTAATATGAATCGTTTTACCCAAGTGCAATTGGATTTTACAACAACTATTCCTGCATTGGATCCTTTAGCACAAGTGTTGACAATTTGTGATCCTGAATCCGGCGATATTGTAGGAATAAATAAACCCACATGGAGAATTTACGAATACAATTACAATTTATATGTTATGGAAGAACGTATAAATATGGTAGTATTTGTTGGTGGTAATGCGGGTTTGATGTATGCGACCTAATTCCACCTTTTTCCACCTTTAGAAAAGGTGGAGCCAAATATTTATTTCTACTTTTTTGAAAAGTAGAAAGGTTGTTTTACTCTACTTTTTTGAAAAGTAGAAAGGTTGTTTTGCTCTACTTTTTTGAAAAGTAGAATAAAATATTTTCTTTTCATAGTATATATATGTCGTCTCTTGCACAAAATGCTAATGGCGCAGCTCTTAATTTAAAGTATCCTGGTAATACTACTGCGTATACTTTGCAATCATCACCACAAGTTTTGTATAATTCAGTTTATTATCCTACTGCTGTTGTAAACGGCGGCATTACATACAATAATCTGGGTGTTGGTTATACACACATAATGTCATTCGGTTATGAGTTTTATCAACTTACAACTCACTTACTGATTATAGGCGTAGACTCCTCGATCTTTTATGTTGCTGTCTCTGTATCAGATTACCGTATAAAAGAAAATATTAGACCAACAAATAATGTATTAGATCGGTTATGTTCTGTTAATATGTTTGATTATACATTAAAAAGAATACCTGAGATTATGAATAAAAATAATGAAAATAATGAAAAAAAGAGATATAGTATGGGATTCTTTGCACATGAATTGCAAGAAATGTTTCCAGAATATGAAAGTTTGATAATTGGAGCTAAAGACGAAGTTAATGAAGATGGTTCAATGAAAATCCAGCAAATCAATTCATTTCAATTTAGTAATATTCTAATGAAAAGTATACAAGAACAAAATGCAGAAGTAAATCAATTAAATGCAGAAGTAAATCAATTAAAGATACAACTACAAGAACAAAATGCAGAAGTAAATCAATTAAATGCAGAAGTAAATCAATTAAAGATACAACTACAAGAACAAAATGAAAAATTTAATCA